TATTCTAAAGATGAACAACAACAATTGATGAAAGAATTGTACAAGCAAAATCAAGAAATGTCTGACGGCGATGATGACATGTCTGACGATTTTGAATTTGGAGAAGGTGATAGTGAAGGTGAATCACATTTCGGTTCAGAAGATTTTCAATCTGAAGAAGGTGATGAAGAAGAAGATGATGATGGAGAATCATCCGTCAACAAAGATTTTAAAGATTCTGCACCATCAGATAAAGATCAATTCACTCCTCGTGTAGAGACTGATGAGAACTTCCGTCGTAATGAAAAAAGATTACTTGATGAGTCATCTAAAGAATACAAGTATGTTCACGTTCCTACTGAAGTCAATTTAGAACATATTGTTACACCAGCAAAACGTGTAATCGGTCTACTTGAAAAACATTATAAAGATGACGATGGTAGTTATATTGCTGATGCAGATCGTGAACATAAATCATTCAAACAAAAGAATGATCGTTATATTACCATGCTTGCAAAAGAATTTGAAATGCGTAAAGCCGCAACTAAATTCTCGAAAGCCAAAGTATCTACTACTGGTGATATTGACATTAATAAAATTTACAAGTATAAACTTGATGATGCAATTTTCAAGAAAGTTATGCGTGTACCAAAAGGTAAATCGCATGGTCTAGTATTGCTTCTTGATAAGTCTGGATCTATGTCAGAAAATATGTCAGCATCAATAGAACAGATTTTGGTTCTTTCTTATTTCTGTCGTAAAGTTAATATTCCTTTTGTTGTTTATGGATTTGGTAATGCAATCGAATCCCGTTCAGTTGATGCTGGTACATTCTGTCATCCTGTAGATGTACGTGAAAACCAATTCAAAAACAAAGCTGGAGAAATTATTGTTTCACCTGTATTCTTACGTGAATATTTAAATTCATCGATGTCTGCTTCAGAGTTTCAGAAATCTGTAAAAATGTTATTGTTATTACGTAAAACTTTTGATGCTAGACAACATCGATACTCACGCCATTATTCTCCAATACCTGAAAGTGAACATATGTCAAATACACCTTTGATAGAATCATTGTTCGCTTCACGTAAATTGATTGAACAATTCCGTACAAAAAACAATTTGGATATTGTTAATCTGGTTATTGTACATGACGGTGATGCTGATGCTTTGAGGCATGTTTACAAAAGTGGTGAACATACGTTACTACCAGAAAATGCTTCACCAGATATGTATAATACAATCTTAGTTGATCGTAAGAATAAGTTCTCCATGAAATATGTTAATTGTTACAATAGTTTGCGTGAAGTAACTATGACATGGTTAACCAAAGTAACGGGAGCTAAAATTTATGGTTTCTTTATTACTGGCGATGGTAATCGTAACATTAAAAGTGCGATTTGTTCTCGCTATGAAGATGAAGATTCAAAAAGAATTAAAGCAATACAAGATGCTTGGGAGATGCGCCGTCAGAATGAAGAATGGCTTAGTAAACAAGCAAAAGTAATTAAGAAACAAAAGTTCCTTGAGTGTAAAACTAAAGGTTATGATAACTTCTTCCTGATTCCTGGCGGTAATGATTTAAAGATTGAGGAAGATGTCCTTGAGGTTCAAGGTAAAGTTACCTCTGGTAAACTGGCAAATGCCTTTATGAAAATGAACAAATCTCGACAAGTTAACCGAGTTTTGGTGTCTAAATTTATCGGTGGTATTGCTGTTTGAGCTTGACAGTAATGCCATTTGATGTTATTATTATGATGTACCTTTGATTTGGAGTCTATATTATGTCAGTTCGTACTGAGTCCCGTGAGATGTTTTTGAATGCTCTGCAATCTAGTGGTAAAACTTCTGTTTCTAAAACAGAAATTGAAAATATTTGTGATGATTTAGGAATCAAGATCCCTCAGTGGTTTTTGAAAGATGCATCTAACCGTGCTGCTCGTGGCATGTACTGGGTTCCTAATCTCTCTGCGAAAGTATTACCGATGAAAAAAGAAGAACCAACTAACGATGTTAAGAAATCGCATCGCATTACTAATGTAACTACTGATCTTGAAACAGAGAACCTAGTTCCTACTGTTTACAAGAACTACGTTTCATTTGGTAATTTTGATGACATTCATAATATCATTAAGTCTGAACAATTCTTTCCAGTATTCATTACTGGTCATTCGGGTAATGGTAAAACTATGTCAATTGAACAGGCTTGTGCAAAAGCAAAACGTAAATTCATTTGCGTTTCAATGACTCCTGACACCGATGAATCTGATCTATTGGGTAACTATGTTCTCATTGATGGTCAAATGGAATGGCGTGACGGTCCTGTGACTGTTGCTGCTCGTCAAGGTGCAGTCCTGTGTATCGATGAGATTGATTATGGTGCAAACAACCTTGCAGCTCTGCAACGTGTTCTAGAAGGTAAACCATTTCTTCTGAAAAAGAAAAACGAATTGGTGACACCTGCACCAGGTTTTACAATATTTGCTACAGCAAATACTAAAGGTAAAGGTTCTGAAGATGGACGTTATATGTATACCAACGTCCTGAACGAAGCTTTCCTTGAACGTTTCCTCAATACGATGGAACAAGATTGGCCATCAAACGCAATCGAGCGTAAGATTCTGAAGAAAGAATTAGATTCAGTTGGCAAATCAGATGAGGAGTTTGCACAGAAACTCGTTACTTGGGCTGATGTTATTCGTAAAACGTTTAACGAAGGTGGTGTTGATGAAGTTATTTCAACTCGCCGTTTGGTACACATCATTAAAACATATGGTGTCTTTGGTAATAAGATGAAGGCGATTCAACTTTGTTTGAACCGATTTGACATTGATACCAAAACTTCATTCCTTGATTTGTATACCAAGGTTGATGCGGGTGCAAGTGCCGAAGAAATTATGGCACCTCAAACACCAGAACCAGAATCAGTTCAATCTGGCGAAGAAATTCCTTTCTAACATTATTACCTGAGAGAGTATTGACTTACTCTCTTGGGTGTTGTATTATTATAAAACAGAGAAAAGTCGCCTCTGTACCATTTATGTGCGACTAGTTTAATTATGGAGTATTAACTATGAAATCAGCTAAACAAAAAGTTCTATCTTACTTGTCTAAAGAAGATGGTTACAACACATTAACAGCTGGAAAAATGCAAAACGTTTTTGGTATTGCTAATCCATCTGCAACAATCAATGAATTGCGTAATGATGGTCATGCGATCTATCATAACAGCCGTGTTAAAGCAGACGGAGAGAAAGTTTTCTTCTACCGTTTAGGTACACCAACTAAGCGTATGGTTGCGGAAGGTATTGCGGCAATTCGTGCTCAAGGTGAACGTGCATTTGCCTAATTAGTAGGTAATTTAGTGGAGAGAGGAGATATATATTAGTATGTCCCCTCTCTCTTTTTTATGGATAAAATATGGAAATTCAAGTCAAAATAGAAGAACTGAGAAAAAATAAACTCTTTGTGGCAACACCGATGTATGGTGGTCAGAATCATGGTTTGTATATGAAATCTTCTTTAGATTTACAAGCAGTCATGATGCGATATGGAGTAGAAACTAAATTTTCTTTTCTGTTCAACGAATCATTAATTACAAGAGCACGAAATTATCTAGTAGATGAATTCTTGCGTTCAGATTGTTCACACTTACTCTTTATCGATTCTGATATTCATTATGATCCACGTGATGTCATCGCATTGATGGCACTCGATAAAGATGTTATTGGTGCTCCTTACCCGAAGAAATCAATCAATTGGGGTAATGTTGCAGCGGCTGCACGTAAGCATCCAGATTTAGAACCAAAAGAATTGGAAGCACTTGTTGGTGAATATGTTTTCAATGTGGTTAAAGGTACATCACAATTTCAAGTTACTGAACCTCTAGAAGTTATGGAGATTGGTACTGGATTTATGATGGTCAAGCGTGAAGTGTTTACGAAGTTCGCAGATTCTTATCCGCACCTACGATACAAACCAGATCATGTTGGTCAGGCTAACTTTGATGGATCACGTTACATTCATGCATACTTTGATACAGTTATCGACAGAGGATACAACTTTGAAGATATCCATCAATTGATGGAACGTGCATCAAAGGGTGAAGATGTAGCTGAAGATGCTAAGAAGATGTTGGAACTAGAAAATGGTGCGTCAAACCGTTACTTGTCAGAAGATTATATGTTCTGTCAATGGTGGCGTAATATTGGTGGACAGATTTATCTCTGCCCATGGATGAAAACGCAACACATTGGTACCTATGCTTTCTCT